GAACGGACGGCCAACGGTTTACAAAACCGTTGCTCTACCACTGAGCTACAAGGGCGGATTTTTTCTATTTAAACGCTTTCTAACAGCATTATCACTAACACCAAATATTCTACCAGTAGCAGAATAACCATTTTCAAAAACTAACTTTTGAAGTTCTTGATTATTTGGCCAATCAATAACTTCTCTATTTTTACGAGAGCATTTTACTGAACAAAACACTTGATTGATAGTCGTTAGTTTTCCACACTCTTTACAAGGGTGCTTTGGTTTTTCTGGTAAAGGTTTATCACTAAAACTTTCATCAAATTTTAGCACATTTTCTGAAATATTGGTAATACCAGAATGAACTTCACGATGACAATTGGAACATAAACACACACACTTTCTAAGTTCTTCAACAAATACTTGTCTGTTTGCTACGGATGCTGATGGAGTAAAGTCTTTTTGATTAGGGTCTATATGATGAAACTCTAATGCTTCAACACATTTATCATAACCACAAATCCCACACTTACCACCAAATGCATCAACTGCCCATCTTTTCCTTCTTTGACGAAATTGGACAACTGCTTTACCAGACATTCTAACCTCTAACTTTATTATTATTTATAATATTTTAGAGGTTAGAACTCCCATCGTAGGTACTGCCCCTACCAATCTCCGATTAACAGTCGGGCCCGTTCGCTTGCTCGGTCGATGGGATTATGGGCCGCTGGTCGGGAATCGAACCCGAACTCCAAGTGCATTGTCTGCCTGTCCTGACCACTAGACTACCAACGGAATTTGGTGGTAGGAGGGATCTCTATGTGCGGACAGAATCACCTTTCCCTTCATCCAGTCACAGAATACTAGACCAGCGAGCGGGGTTGCACTTCCTACGTTTGATGGAGTAAGTGTGATATATCTCATAAGGATATAACAGGGACTTACCCTCTATCACTTTTATATATGGAGTTTATAACTCCAAGCGTCTTGGGAGGGACTCGAACCCCCGACCAACTCATTAGAAGTGAGTGGCTCTATCCATCTGAGCTACCAAGACAAGAGACCTCCCTGTTTGTGCATCGTTGAGAGGCATAGGAGGGGCGGGACTTACAGGAGGGTTGGAACCTCGCCTGCCCATGAGACCATTATAAGGTCTTAGACACCAATCGTCAAGCTGTTTTACGAGCGTTCTTCTCTTCAGAAATTTCTGCTCTACGTGCCTTAACAAGTTTAGAGATTTCTTGAAGGGCTTTGCGAGCACGAGTTCCTGCTGCACCATTTCCACCTACAAACTTTTCGTCTTCAGTTTGCCAGGTTGAAAATACATCATTAAGTTGTTGAATAGTTTGTGACATAGTTCACTCCACTAAAATTTACTTTTCTATGTATACAAGAAGGGGAGAGTAAATATCTCCCCCTACAGTATTCTATTGTATCAAACTTCTACCGTGATCAGTCGGTTAGCATACTCATGAGCATACGAAGTGCGGGCACCATGGATGCCCCAACCAATCCAACTATACGCATAGTTCATGTAACGATTGATAGATTTTCCAGGAGTTTTCATCTTATCTTCAATTCGTTGCCATTGAACTTCATTTGTTAGATAACGAAGTTGCGTTCGAATATCTGATGGAGAACCACCATACTTCTTAGCAAATTCACCCAATCCATAATAACGATCGGCAGATGTCCATTGGATCAGCCCATAACCACCGTAGCAATTATTCCAGCTGGTCCTGCTACCACCTTCGCAAATATTAGGCACGAACATAGATTCTTGCTTAATATTGCCCAGAATAGTAGCAAGGGCGTTTCTGTCTTTGATTCCTTGCTCTTGAAAAAATTCGAGAGTAAGTTGTTCATGTTGTGAACACCCTTTACAAATTAACCTTTTCTCTTTAGGTTTTTCGGGAGCAACCTTGCGGATTGCTGTCTTCTTTTCATCTACAAGATCAAATTCTTTAATAACTGAAAAAGGTGCCTGTCCAGGAACTGGAGGAGGCGGACCTTGCATCTTGTAGTTGACGAATGGCAGTGATGCCGTACTGGTTGTAACCGTCGCCAAAAGAGGCAAGGTTACTGTAAAGATGTTTTGCATTAATTTTAATTGAACTCTACATCCGTATAGAAGGGGGGTACACCCTTTTCTCAAAGGGCACCTTCCACGGCTCTAATATCACATCAAAATCTCATGATGTAATCCCTGTTGAGGGATCTTCCATAATATAGGAGGTATTTAGGTTTTGTCAAGGTTTTTAAAATAAATAGAAAAAAATGATCTTATTCAATTGTGGCAAAACTATCAGAAATATTAGGAAATAGTTTTATTGGTCTCCAAGGTCTACAAGGAGTTATTGGTCCAATTGGAAATCCAACATCAATCCCACAAGTTAGTCAATCTATATCATACACTCTACAACTTACTGATGTTGGAAAACATGTATCAACAAATTCAACTGTAATTATTCCACAAAATATATTTTCAAGTGGAGATGTAGTGACAATATATAATAATTCATCATCAACAATATCAATATCCGGACCTTCCGTTACAATGTTTCTTTCTGGTAGCAACCTTACAGGTAACAGATCATTAGCACAAAAAGGATTATGTACAGTTTTATGCGTTGGTTCAAATCAATTTGTAGTAACTGGTGCTGGTCTTTCATAAAATGAGTATTATTCAAATGCTAATGGCTTCCGAACCACCGAGAGGTCAACAATTATACACAACTGCAGGATCATATTCATTTACAGTTCCAGTCGGTGTTACTCAAGTATCTGCTGTTTGTATTGGTGGAGGAGGTGGTGCTGGAGCAACAGGAAACCCAGGAAGAGGTACAGGAGGTGGTGGAGGAGGTGGATTAAGTTATGGAACTTTTTCAGTCACTCCTGGAGAAACACTAACAGTAACCGTTGCACAGGGTGGTGCTGGAGGATTTTCTTTTAGTTCTTTTGGTTATTGGTATTATTATAGCGGTTCCGATGGAGGAAATAGTTCAATAGTAAGAGGATCTACCGCACTATTACTCGCTGGTGGTGGGCAAGGTTCTCCAACAGGTACTATAACAGGATTTACAGCACTTGGAGGAACCTCCAGTGGTACTGAAAGGGCTGGTGGAGGAACTGGTGGTCTAGGTGGTTACAGTGTTTATAATGCTGTTGGTGGTTCTGGAGGAGGCGCTGCAGGATATTCTGGGAATGGAGGAAATGGTGGATATAGTGAGTTTTATAGTGGTGCATGGGCTTTTACAGGTACATCCGGATCTGGCGGTGGTGGATCTGGTGGAGTAAATGGTTCTATTGGATGTGGCGGTGGAGGTGGTGTTGGAGTATATGGAGAAGGAGCATCTGGAATTGTACCTGTAGCAGGTACTCAAAATCCTGGAATTGGTGGTAATGGTGGATCTGGCGGTGGAAATGGTTCGGTATCAGAAGGTTTTGGTGGACAAGCAAATGGAGGACTTTATGGTGGTGGGGGAGGATCTACCGATGATGATGCATATAATATTAGTAGTGGAGGTGGATCAGGTGGAGCAGTCAGAATTATTTGGGGGTTAGACCGCTCATATCCATCTACAAGAACTTTAGATCTGCCACCAATTTTATAATTCACTAATTAATTGTAAAGATACAACATCATGATTTTCAATTTCTGGATTTAACCACTCAGAAAATTCAGATTGAATTGCATGAGCGTCTTCAATTTCTTTATCTTCACATAGAAAATGAATTCGATCTACTGCCCAATCATGAGTCTGGCGGAGAGTGTTTTCCAAAGTTTCCATAGTCTTTTCGTAGATACCTACCAAGGATGTTCCCATTGTAGTACGCTGGAGTCCCGTCGTCAAGAGATTCCTTGAGAACATTATTCAAAAATAGTTGCCTGGTCTCTTCATAATTACAATCTGCTTTTGATTTATGAAGACTTATAATTTCTCTATTGAAAGACTCTTTACCATATTTTTTAACATCTTCCTTTAACTCTGGACAAGAACCATAATACTTTTTCCAATCTGATTCTTGTTTTACTCTTCTCTTTTTTCCTGGAGGTGTCCTATAAGACCAAAAATACTTTCTACCCCAGTATTTACGGTGAGTCTTATTACAAGATATAAGATATACAAAACCAAAGTTATCTTGAATATGATCAGAGTCAAAAATCTCTCCAAGATACATCCAGGGGTTCTCATAGCTCATTTAATAACTTTCAAGAGCTATTATTTATCCTTCAACCGGGACAAAGGTAGTCTAGACAAAAAAAGGGGACTTGTCAAGCCCCCGTTATTATGTTATAATCAGAACATCTTCAAAGATTTCTTTGAACAAATATCTCCACAATATTTCCAACTGTTTCAGAATCCATTTCCATCATTACATAATGTGCTTCTTCGAGAGTATCAACCTGCTCAGTATCAACTAAGTATTCAAGAATGACATCATAAGCATCATATGACTCTTTAGCAGTTACAGCAGTCTGCTCTGCTTTTTTCTTTAATCTTTCCTGTTCTTTTTTAATATCTGCTTCGACTGATGATGTGTCAATCTTTGCTTCTGGTTTTCCAGTTGTTGGTGTTTGATCTTGCTTTTCATTTGGACCTGGTTTAGTTCTAGTTGCAGAAATCTCATCATATCCCGCTTGACCAGGTTTTACTTTTGCTGCAAGATCTGGATACTTTTTCGCCCAAGTTTCATAATCTGGTTTTGCAGGAGTCTCTGCAGGTTTTTCTGCAGGTTTTGCAGGAGTCGCTGCTGGTTTTGCTGGTTTTGCTGGTGTTGCTGGTGGTGTTGGGGAAGGTTTAGCGTTTCCTTTAGTTGCAGCATCATACCTTGCTCTAGACTCTGGAGACCATTTCATGGTTCTAAATTCCCCAGATTTAATTCTCCCCTCTCTTCCTCCAAGTTTTGCAAGAGCACTTCCTTTTAAGAAATCATCACCTTTTGTTCCAGATGGTGTTCCAGATGGTGTTGGTTTACCAGTGTCTTGTTGTCCAGAACCACCACTTGCTAATTTAGCACCACCATATCCAGCTAAAACACCAGTTCCTGTCAATAGAGCACCTTTTGCAATTCCTGGAAGTGCTTCTTTTACTTTTCCACCAAAATCTTTAATTGCTTGAACTGCTTTTCTACCTTTTGGTCCAATTGCTCTTTCTATACCAACTCTCGCTTTAGTTGATAATGTTGGTTTCCCTTTCATTGCAAGACGATATGCTGCGTTTTGTGTCAACATACCAGGACCCTTACTTAAAGCAGGTGCTCTTTTTGCAAAGAATTTACCTACAGCAGTAGCTACTTTTTCTCTCCACCCTTCAATAATTAAATAATCAAGAATTTCTAATTGTTCCTTAATATAATTTTCATCAACAACACTTTCAAAAATAATACTGTCATTATATGACAAATATTTTTCTAAAATATCTTCTTCTGTTGAATCTGCAAGAAATCCAATTACTGCATTTGCACTGAATCCCTCATAAATCATTGATAAAGAAATGGTAGAAAGAATATCTTCTACTAACTCAGATGCTTCTTCATCATAATACTCAGATTCTTCATTTAAAAAATCTTGGTCTTTTACATGAACATGCTCATATAAAAAACCAAGATCGTTAATAAAGTCTTGCGAAATCCTAGACATGGTTATAAATTAAATACCTTTTTATACAGGTATTTATAAAAATCACTTGCCAGGAAGTGCCTTTACTCCTAATGCCTTTTGGCGAGCAGCATCAGATTGTCTTGCAGCAGCAAGTTTCTTAGCAGCAGCGGCAGCATCAGATTGCTTGTATGCACCAGCAAAAAGTGATCTTCCGATTCTTTCCAGTGGGTTTGAAGAAGTTTGAGCAAGATTTTTAGTATCTGCTCTCTTGTAAACTGCTTTACCACCTTTATATGCAAGGTATCCCACATCTTGTTTTCCTGTTTTTGGATCAGTTACAACAGATGTCTTACCAAGTTTAACTGTTCTTTGTTGTGAACCAGTGCCAGTGGTCATGGTTCCTTTCTTGGTATCAAAGGTTGTTTTTCCACCAATTCCAGAAAGAGCACCACCTGATTGTGATCTACGATTTGCAGTTGCCATTGCTTTTCTTTGAACAGCATTAGCACCAGCAGCAACATCAAATGCTTTAGATGCTGCCATTGCAGCACCAGTTCCTGCTGCAAGAGATCCTACTGGAGTAAGTGGAGCGCCTGCTGCGGCACCTAAAGCACCAGCACCACCAACTACAGCAGCTTTAAGTCCTGATCTTAACCATCCAGAACCTTTTGCTCTTTCATCTGCAACATCAAGTGCAGCGGCAGCAGGTCCAAGAACTTTTGCACCGATTCTTCCAGCTCGTTTAAGTCCTTCAGGAACTTTAATTTTTGGTCCTGCAGGTGGTTTTCCCCCAGATCCGCCAGTTGGTGTAGTTGATGGTTTTGAATTAGATGCTCTTTCTTCCGCTTTTCTTGCTTCAATTTCTGCTTCATTTCTAGACGCATCACCAGGTCTGCCAACATTAGTTCCTGGAATTTGCATTTGTCCTGGAGATTGACCACCAAATCCACTTGCAGGTCTATTTGGGGGAGTTGCTTCAGGTTTAGGTCCGGATTTTACTGGATCATAAGAGGGAAAGGGAACTTTACCTTTTCCAGTTCCAGATTTTGTATAATCTTTAGCTTTATCATCTTTTGTTAACAATCTAAGTTGTTTTGCTTCTTCTTCAGAAATATATGATTCCTGTAAAAATTGACTAAAAGACTTCATCTTTCTTTCTTACTTTTTTAGTTATTTATAAAAAAAGAGGGTTGGTTAGACCCCCATATAAATTAATGGTTTAAAAATTAGTATCATTTAGAAGGAGTTGTTTTTGCAAAACCTTTAGAATCTGGAGTAAAATATCTTTGTCCAGTTACACTAGTAAATTTCATTCCTTTTTGTCCTCTATAAACTGCAGGATATTCCGTACCTACGGTTACTTTTCCACCTTTTCCACCAGGATCTGAAACAACTTGCTGCTCAATGATACTCTGTCTCCACTCTTCACTCATGTTTGCCATAATGACTGATGCTGCCTCTTCAGTTTCAGCATATCCTTCATCAATCAGATAACCTTTTACAATGTCAAAAAGATCCAGATCCATATTCAATCTGCGTTGTCTGATTTGTTGTTGAACACTTGGTCTTGCCGTAACAACTGGAGCGGCAACAGATCCACCAGCCCCACCAACGTCTGTTCCTCTAAGAGCTCTACTGCGAATATCTGAAGATGCATTTCCAGTATTAATAGGAGCTCCTTGCCTAATTTGAGATCTACCGATCATATCAGTAATACTTGTATCTCTTTGTCTTGGT